AAGAGTATAAATTCCTTATATATTCACAATTATCATAAGAAAGCAACCATTTGCCGTTACACTTCTGTAATATATTCTTTAATCTCTCATGATCTTCTATACTAAATCCAAATTTATAAAGAGTATTTCCTTTTTCAAAATATGGAGGATCTAAATATATAAAACAATCTTCATTTGCACTATTAATAAGTTCTCCAAAATCAAGTGATGTACAAGTATTAGTTAAAAAATTTTTACTACTTATCATCTCATTTAATATATCTATCTTTTTGCACATATAAAGAGGCGACCATCTACAATCAATTTTATATTTAGATTTCTGTGATAATCCACCAAGAGGCCCGCCTGATTTTAAACCCAACCCAGAGTAAGAAAGTTGGTGTAAAGCAAGTTTGGTAAAACCCAGTTCAATCTCGTTAAATCCACGATAATCTTCATTATTTAATAAGTTCTTATGATGTAAAAACCAGTCTACACTAGGAACAAAAGCACTTATTAAATCTTTTAAAAACACATGCTCATTCTTTACACTACTCCATAAACATGCTAAAGGAAAATCTACATCGTTTATCCAAAAATTATCAAAATTCAAATTATTTAGTGTCTCTATGAAAACCGAACCTCCGCCTACAAAGGGTTCATAATAAGTGTTAATACCAATACTACGACTTTCAATATTATTGAGTATTACTTCTCTTAATTTATGCTTACCGCCTGGATATCTAAAAAAACTATGCACCCTTCTCCTCCAATAAAGTCTTATTATAAAAACATTCACACTGTGCTATCGCATCAGTTATATCATTGTCTTTTTTGTAATCCAATCCTTTTATACCTTTGTATCTGTAGTATTTCTTCTTAACCGCATAAAATAATTCTTCCTTCGTCTTGACCCCAAAGTAACTCTTTACTGTTCTGTTATGCATAATATAAGGATCAATTTCCAATATGTCAAATGTTAATTCAATAACTACACCAGAAAATCTTGCCAGTGACTTTAACGTCTTGATATTGTTACCAGCAAAATTGTCCTCAATAACTACATAGTCCGGCTTAAGATCTACTAATAGATCCATAAAAAGACCGCGCAGAAGGTGTAAACGTTCTGAGAGACCTCTCTTTTTACTTGGGACCTTTAACATCCCGTAAGATTTTAGTTTAGCGTCTTCGAAATAGCACCAACCGGACGAGATTGAGGCTACATCTAGACTAAGAGTTTTTATCATTAAATATTTTCTCCAATAATTTCTTTTCTTCTTCAGTAAATTTTTCAACAGGTGGGTAAATCATAAATATTTTAAAATATACATCCCCTCTTGGACCTCCATTTAAACCACTAACACCTACACCAGATAGTCTAAATACCTGACCATCCTTAGAATGTGGAGGCATGTCAAATTTAAAAGTTCTTACTGATTCTTTAGACCCAGACGTACACTCAGTACATTTCACACGCCCAATCATTCCTACGCCCCTACACTCATGACACATCCGAGTTCTCTGTGTAAATGCTCTATCCGTCTTATGGATCTCCATAATAGCACCGGTACCATTACAAGTAGAACATTGGTCACGCACAGTGAAACTACTACCATTACACGCAGCACATGGTTCGATAATAGTAGTACTTATAACCTCTTGGGAACCGAAAATGAATTTGTGAATAGGGAACTGTAACGCAATACGAGTCTCCTGACCTCGCATAGGCATATTTTGAGGTCTACGTCTACCAGCTGATCTGAACATTGAAAATATATCTGGTGTATGTCTACTTCTATCATATACAGCCCGCTTCTGAGGGTCAGATATGGCAGAATATGCCTCACTTATTTTTTTAAATTGATCTTCTGACTTTGAATCTCCATCGTTCTGGTCAGGATGGAATTTAAAAGATAGTTTACGATATGCCTTTTTTATCTCCTCAGCGGATGCTTCTTCTGAGACACCTAAAACAGCATAATAATTTTCTGTTGTCACTTAGATATCTCCCATGAAAAACCACAGTTAGAGCATGAATAAACATCATCACCTACGCAGTAACATAAGGAATTACATTTTAAACAATTATGTACATAATCACATAGTAAAGTCTTCTCTTCACTGTCGGAATGTATAACAACAGGAGGAGTATCGTCAACTCTAAAAATAGACACACCATCACCTAACGCAGTTGACAACGCTTCAACAAGAGTACCTACGTCAAGGGCAGGAGGTACAGATGACCCATCAAAGATGGAATCCTCTAACACTTCACCATCTGCTGTCTTCCAGCAGACCATACAATCATTACACCTAAGGTAATCAATCTCTATAGTCTCCTCGCATTTAGAACACGTAATCGATTCCTTATACGTCATATCAATATTATCTGAGTTACAATTAATACAAGACATCTTAATCTCCTTAAATCTATTCTTCTATAAAGTCAACTACTTGTCCTACTATTTTAACAATGTCTTCCTCAAACTTAAGCACTAAAGGCATAAAAAATTGGTTACGTTTAAGTTTTGGATATTTAGATACCGCAAATAATACCTTTGACAACGCGGGGATATACAATGCGTCTGACTCCATGAAATGGAACTCACCATCTTCTTCGGTGTACATCTCAGGGTCTATATCACTATATTTACCTTTTCTTGGGATAGGTATCTCAAAAAATTTGTCACTCACCCTAAACTTAAAATTAATAGGAGGAAACATACCCATAGTAGGCACACCCATTACTACTTTTTCTTCAGCAAAATTGGCTAAATCTGTGTCCACATTATATACTTCATTGTCCTTATTCATCGTCCCGAACCTCCATTAAAATAAAATTATCTACAACGATATCTGTATAGTATTTCTTTAGATATCCACTACAGAACTTACATTTGCTATCATAAGATCTCTCGTCAATATGTCCTTGAATTTTTACCCAGGAATCAGAAGGTAGAATATTTAAACTTTCGGCTAAATTATTCCAAGCAGTTACTTTTATGTACTGAATTGCCCCTTTATCATCCTCAATTCCTATTTTTGCCTTGAATAATCTATAAAATCCCTCTTCCTCTTTATACTCAGGATACATTATTCTACCGATAATCTGAACAAAGTTTTCTCCTACCATATTAATTCTCCAAATAATTATTTAAATAATCCAAGATAACTTCTTTTGATAGATCAGAAGGATCTAATCCTTTATCATTTTCGTCTGTCTCCGTAATAAAAACAGGAGAAGCATCCATCTTTCCTTTTAAAAACTTACAAGCAGTCAAAGAACCTGAATATCCAGCCTTATCATTATCAAAAAACAACACAACTCCATTGAGAGCAGTAGAAAAAATAAGATTATACTGACCAACAGATAGATTAGACCCCATTATGGCAGCCACATTATATATACCGTAATCATGCAGACGCCACACAGATTTAAATCCCTCTACTAATATTAAAGGAAGATCAGATAAATATCTAATGGCATTATGCAGGTTATAAATAACAGAATCTCTGTCCATACCCTCAGTTAAAATATACTTGGTATCTTCATCAACGCCGACTCTAGTATCTCTTAAGGAATAACCAATTAAGGCACTGCTTTCATTACGAACTGGTACAACTTCTCTAGTAATATTATATTTATCTACATAACCACCACCAATTTCAAAATAATTCAAAGTAGAATCCGAGAAGTCTTGCTTTAAAAAGTAGTCAGACCTTTTAGAAATATATGTTGAAAGTTTCTCTTCTGATACAGACGAAGGTAAATCGGTAAAATGCTTTCTATTATGACGCATAAAAGATTCACATTCCTTCTCCCTCTTAAAGGACACAGCCTTGTTAGTATTAAACTCAACATCACCTACAATCTCTTTTAGAATGACAATAGCCTCATTAAACGAACAAGAGTTAACACCCCTAATTAAAGCCAAGACATCATTACCCCATTCTTCATGGCATTTATTTGAGAAGCAAGCCCATGTGTTTGTAATCTTATTAAACCTAAAAGATGTTTTATTATCCCCACCATGGACCACACATGGTCCACGAAACTCTTTATCAGTCTCTCGTGATGCAGTAAAGCCAAGGGATGATAATAAATAATTAGAATCAACTACATCCTTTAAATAATCTAATTCCATCCTAAAATCTACACTATTATAATCCATGGTCTCCCTCAAAATATTGTACTAACTGATTCTGAATTGGCACTTCTGTAATTGTAATCTTCTTTTTAGCAAATTTATAGGAAATACCTTCCTCTGGAGTACTCCCTCCACGTCGAGTGTCTCTCACTACAAGTTTAAAGTTACCACCATCTATACCACCTGAGTCTAATTCATCTTCATTCTTAGCCATCCACTGAGCTACTATATCACCGTAACGAGCAATACGATCACTATCTGCAACATCTCCATCACGATTTATCTGGACTGCTGTTAGAGCGGGCACATTTAATTGTCCGGCGAGATCTTTTAATTTAGTTGTTACATCACCCAAAACTTGATATTCTCTCCGCTGGCGGTCTATGCTTTTAGAATCGGGCTCTTTAATATAATCAAAAACCATTAAGCCCATACCATGTTTCATTTTATATTTTTTATATAAAGCAGATACCTTATCAAGAGAATACCCAGGCATATAATGATGGAAGAGTTTACCGCTATTTAAAACCTCTACACTCTGAACTAACTTCTGGTATTCATGGCTATTATAACCACCATGCTTTATTTTTCTCTCCTCTACCCCACTTAAAACTGATAAAACTCTATCTCGCCACTCTGGAAAAGTCATTTCAGTATCTATATATAAAACCGGAGTGTCTGTTAAATAAGACACATGAGCAGCAATATTGGTTAGTAAAGCACTCTTACCCATCTTCTTTCTAGCTGATATTGCCATCAAAGTACCAGGAATCAAACCATCAATTAGTTTATCAAGTATAGGATAACCAGTCGACATGCCTGACATCTCAACCTTATTATCACGCCTGTGATTAATTAAATCTAAAATAGAATCAGTGAAGTCAGAGGGTTCTAAAATTGCCTTACTAGTGTTGGATAAGTCGAGAATACCACTCTCTACAGTGCTTATTAAAGAGTCACTATCTAAACCTTTCTTCGCATTTTCTTCTATTAAATCAACATTGTCTAGTAAATAAGAATACAGTTGATACTTAGTATGTGATTCAACCACATTACCTAAGTAAACGTCAAAGTTCCTTTCGGAAACACGCATATCATAAATACTTTGAATGTAGTCATACCCACCTATAACACTTAACACTCCATTGTTTTGTGCTTCATTAATGATTAGAGAAAGATCAAACTTATTTACATCCCTCTCTGAAAGAGACCGCATCAACATAAAAAGTAATCTATGTTGGTGATAAAGAAACCCGCTTACCTCTAATTTAGCGGTTACAGCAAAGAGATTATCTATATTTTTCATAGACAAAGAAAGTATTGCTCTCTCATCACCGGGTCTACAGAACATCTCCTTTATCCGTTCTTCATCCTTCATGTGTTATCGCTCCTTTCTAATATAATATAACTCATTCTCCCGTCTTGTCAACTCTCTTTTAAAAGCAGCAATAAGTTCAGACAGGTTTTTATCCTGTCCTTCTATCAAGGTTAGTTCAGATTGTAAGATAACAATCTCATCCCTAGTCTTACTTAATGTTTCCGTTGAACTGACAATATAGTCCTTAGCATCTGTCTTTTTATTTTTATAAGTCTTTAAAATATCGGAGGTAAGTAGTTGATTTACAGTGTAATCTATAAAACGCTGTTTTGACATCATATCTGCTTTTGTTGCATTAAACTGAGATTTAAAGTAAATCAAATATTGAGATAGAGCAATAACATATTGGCTGATTTTAGCACCGTCTACCTGCTCTAACTTACGTGGGTCCAAAGCGAGTATAGACTCAATAAAACCTGTATCCGGTTTTAAAGAATTAACTAATGACATACCCGTATCCATATTATGATACCTCCTCGTCAACTCCAACATCTTCTTCAGTCATAGTAATTCCAGTACAGAAGTAATCGAACCTATTCTCTCCTGTAACCATATCCTTAAATTGGTAATAATCAGACCTCATACCTAACTGTTTACATTCAAGACTCAGATCACAGTACTTAGGATCTCCAGTTCTAGTACCATCCTTCAATGGAACAAAATGAGGGCAGTCTTTATCATTTTTAGCCGCGCCTATAATTAAGTTACTCATAGAATCCACACTCCATAGCCTTCTGAATTTTAGTCATAATTAACTCTTGTGTAATCTCTTCATTATAATAGAATCTTGTCAAACATAATGTAGGTTGTGTTTCGATGTATTCAATCTTCAAACTATCTCGCTTTTTTTGTTCTAAAAAATTACTTTTATCACCATGAAAATGACTCACAAAATGAACATGTTGTTCCCCCTGTACCTCAATCAGTATACCTAGATCTTTAATAAAGAAATCAAAAAATAATTTCTGTCCTTTATAACGAACATAATGTTCCTTAATCATAAGATTATGTGGAAAAGTCTCCAGAACTACTGCATGCACCTCTTCAGAAATTTTACTCATAATATTTATCCATTCCAGAATATTTTAAAACATCTTTATAAATAGCCTCATAGAGATCTTTATTCTCATTAATAAGGGTTTTAAAAGCGAGTAATCCGTTGGCCTTAAGGTCACCGTAAGCATACCATGCTCCGCTTTTCTCAATAATACCCAAACTTTCTGCAATACCCAACGTCTCCTGAACTAAATCGTAACCAATACCGTATACTAGATCAACCTCAGCACTCCTATAAGGAATACCTAATTTGTTTTTAACCACATAAAAATGTGTTTTATGTCCAATTATTTCTCCAGTGATAGGTTCTACGATACGACCTTTTTGAGTTGGTTTACCGGTAACCTTAATTCTACCACTAGAATAAAAAGGGAGGGCTTCTCCACCAGTAGTCACTTCGTCTTCCCATTGTTTTAAACTTTTACGAATTTGGTTTATAAATATAATTAAAGTATTAGTTTCTCCAGCAAGAGGGGCAAACCGTCTAGTAGTCTTACCCATAAGTCTAGCTAATAACGCCATATGGTTATCTTCAATCTCCGACTCAGCCTCAGCCTTAGGGATTAAAGCAGCAACAGAATCTACCACAGCCACGCTAATCTCACCTGTCTTTATGTACGTCTCTAACGAGTGTAGATTATCTTCACCTGTATAGAGATCAATCAATTCTAATGCGTCTGTATCAACCCCCATTGCCTTAAATAAATCAGGGTCAGCAGTATGCTCCGCATCAACAAAAGCACACTTCAAGCCTTTCTTCTGAGCCTGGGCAATTATACTCATTGTTAATGTTGTTTTACCACCAGAGGTTGGACCAAAAATTTCATAGATTCTACCTCTAGCAAACCCTCCTCTACCAAGAGCCATATCTAATCCAATAGAACCTGATGATATAGTTTCAACTTTTAAATCTCCGCGCTCACCCATAGTAACCAAAAGATTACCATATTTCTTTTGTATCGCAGCCTTAGCTAGATCCAACTTAGACTTACTCATCTTTGCTGCTTCAGCCTTACTTATGGCTTTAACTGGTTTCTTCTTCGCCTTCGCCATTACTTACCTCCATATTTAATAAAATTTTATTGAGATTCATACCACTCATCTCTTCCGTATATTTATCACTTAGATATTCTCTTTGTTTCTCCGCTACTTTTTCACTTGCTTCCTTCATAAGATCAATTGTCTTATTAGTTATCCAACTACTCTTATCTTGACCGAATACTGAAAAGTCAATAGTGGTTCGCTTGAACCCATATCTAGCCACATTCTTACAGAACACATGGATAATCTCAGCACACTCTTCCATAGCCGCTTTTCTATTTAGACCAGAAATAGTCATCCTACTTTCTACAAATAGTTTAGCCAAACGTCTGTCTGCCATTATATTTTTTCTATAAATAGTTGCAGCCTTATAATATTCTAGTGAATCATAGAACAAAGTAATTAAATCATCTAATTTATTAATCTTGTTTATAAAAATATAATTCTTTGGTTTAGTTACACCGTATCCTAAAAGTTGCAAAAACTCAACGCATACCACCGATAACTCCCCATGTAAAGTTGAGCCATCTTCGAATAAGTTAATCTGGTCTGACTGGGATAAAATGGATGAGAAAGAGTTCACTATATCTTCTATAGATTTCTCTTTAGTCTTCATGTACGCCTCCGAATAGGTACCAAAGCAGTCTTCTGATTAGAAAAATTCAATGAATCCATTATAATAGGTTTAGACGGACTAAGAATTTTCAAAACTATCTCATCATCTTTTATAGAATTCAACGTCTTCATAAGTAACATACCGTTTACATCTATTGTGAAGTCTTCTTTTATATCAACCTCTATGACATTATCAAAACTAACAGAGTCATTATACAAATTTAAAATGCCGTCCTCTATACTTAATGTTAGCCTATGTAAATCTTCTCTATCTAGAAGATCCTTAAATGAGGACAAGACACTGAGAAAAGAGATTTTATTTAAAGTTAACTCATGTTTGTATTGAGAAAAAACAGATTTATAAGGAGGGTATGTACCAGAGATAAGTAGACTACCTCGCACACACACATTACCTAGCGTAGCCACAACACCCTTTTCTGAAAACTTAAAACGTATTTGTGTATCCTCTAAAATTACTTTCCTTAAAGCATTAAAAAAACCAGAAGAAAGAATATAAGTTCCGATAGGAGTTTTCATGTTACCAAGGGACTTAACTTCATATTCTGATATCACTACACCATTAGTACCCGCAAAGGTCAAGGAGTCTTTGGTAGCCTCAATATTAACACCACGTAACGCTGGCTGTGAACTCTCTTTATCTACTGCAAAATATATCTTACTAAATATCTCCTTATATAAAGAGGTACTCATTACCATATCTGGTGTATCAATAGTTTCAATTGGCTGCGCCGGTAATGAACCAGCAGTAGGTAAGGTAAGTCTGCCTGTTGTCTTTCTTTTACCCTTATAGTTTACTACAGAAAGCACAATCTTATTAGGAGTGGGTGAACTCTTAAATTTAATTTTCTTAACGCCGTAAGCATGCTCCTCATCCCAAGGAGAAAAAGATAGTATAAAAGATTTTAATTTTATAAAATCAATATGAAACTCTCCAGGTTCCTTAACCACAAGGTCATTAAAAACCACATTAACACAATAGTCTACACCATTTACAGCGATCATCAGACCATCATCAGCAACTTCAAAGTAGACCAAACTTGATAAATCTCCTACTTTATGACTAACCACTCCAACTAAAGATTTTAAAGCATTATAAAAATCAGTGTAAGGCAACGTAAATTCCATAAATCTTCTCCGTTAAATAAATTGTATTCCATTTGGCAAAGATATTACTATGTGTTTATTAACACCAGTTATAACCGCCGACAACCCACTATTATCTGAAACAGTACCTCGTGCAGTAACACTACAGTATAAATTAGAAAAAGCGCCAGAAGGCGTTAGCATCGCGTTTAATGACAAGCAAGGATTAGTAGTTAAATAGTTTATAGCATTTTTGACAGCGTCATCAAATGAAGGAAACCTGTTTAATTTAAAAATCTTAATAAATTTATCTAATTTTCTTTTTAATCTTATTGTGGTATCTGGAGGATCAAACGAATCTAATTGAATCTCCCATTTCTCAGTGAAATCTGTCTTATAAACATCACCGGACCCTGTTACAAAGAAATAATCAAATACTTTGGACTTAAAATAAAGTTCAATATCTTTATATGACTCTACAGAACCATAGTGGTCAAGGTCATATGCAAAAAGTCTTCCTGTATCACCCTCAAATATAGGATATTTAATCCACAGACCAAACACACTGGCAGAAAGAGTAGAAGAATTTAAGACTCCCACAATTGAAGTATTCAGATCTCCGATACCTCCCCAGACATGTAAAAAAAGTGGAAGGTAGTCCGTAACCTGGTAGGTATCTCTAATATAGATACTCAAAGGTAGTTTGTCAACCTCAAATCGTATAAATTTTCTTCCCACTGACGCTGACATATCCGTACTTCCATTGTATAATATAGAACAGATAACGGATGATGTCAAGCTACTAATATGCATAGTGCGTAATGAAGCAGACAAAACCTTATATCCAGTACCTTGATGCCTACAAAAAATATTTAAAGTAGCAGACAGGCTAGCCACTGCCATAGTACTCACAGGTAACACCATAGAAATACGTATTACTTTGGGAATTATACTAGCCCTTAAATTATAAGACCCTCCTGCCGCTATCAGACTTCCATATAAGGACAACGCTGGAATAGGACTAACATTAATACTTAAATTAGATTCACCATAGGATGAGATAATGGAGGTTAAACCATAAGCCTGCCCTGAGACACGAATGCCACGTATAAAGGAAGATAATCCAGTATAAGCGCCAGAAGGAAAAATAGAACAAAGGAAATCATTAGGACTTCGCACAGAGGCTATATTAGAGGAAAGATTGTATAACTGCCATCCTGAAATAAAAGCTGATAAGTCCTTAGGCCCAATAGCATTTAAGTAAGTCAGTAAATTAACTCCTTCTATTACTATGACATTAGCACGTAATGACAGAAACTGCATGCATCGTATGGAAGCCGGTAAATCATATGGCACATTTACATTAAATACTCGAAGATAGCATCGAAGGTCTAAAGGAGAATGACCAGATATACGTGAAGGTAAGTCATGGTAGTAAGTAGCCCTCAAAGACGCCCCAAGATTTAAAGTCTGATAAGAATGTAAACTAGCTGTTAAACCATTCATCGGCCAAACTTTCAGACTAGCCGTTAAAGCATGAGGAAACACAGTAAATAAAGTAACAGGTAAATCAGACGTGACCACACCACCTATAAAAGCACGTAGGTCAAAAGCATGCCAAGTCTTTATATAGGCACTGAGATTAGCAGACTCTCGTTCCTTAGAACGAATAAAGCCTATTAAGTTTTGCCAGGGATGTATATCAATATTTGCGGAAAGATTTGTCTTACCTTTTCTAAATAGTCCTATAATGTCGGCAGACATGCCAGTATAAAATCTATCAAATACTTTAACATACGCCCCAAAATCCTGAGGAATATGTCCTGACATAGATGCTGCTAAATTATTAACCCCTTTCCAAAGCATAGGGGTTAAACTAGCAGTTAAATTATAATAATCCGTTTCGGTGCCACGAATAAATGCTGACAAATCCTTGGCAATATGTCCATAGATAGAACCATACAGATTTAAGGTTCCCTTAAATAGAATACCAATCAACTCTGCTGAGAGAGTAGAAGTAGAAGAGTATAAACCAGTAATATAGGCACCAATATTTGAAGGCGCATGCACCCCTATAAAAGAAGATAAATCTGACGTTGCATAACCATGAAGACTAGCAGTAATATCTAGAGCAGATTGGTGCTCAACTTTAATCACTGCCAATAAGTCCTTCGGAGAATGCCCAGAAATATAGGCACTAAGATCAGTGTAATCCCTTTGAAAGATCTTCAAAGAAGCACTCAAATTAGAAGGTAAATGACTATAAATTGAAGCAGATATATCTCCGCTACCTTTACGGAAGTCGCCAATAATAGACGCGCTTAAGTTAGTGTTGCCCCTATCTAAGACCTGCAAATGAGCCTTAAGATTGGACGGTGAATGAATACCAATTGATGCACCTATATCTCCAACGCCTTTATATAAATCACCAATAATAGAAGCACTCAAATTAGTGTCTTCCTTATATAAAGCTTTCAAATATGCACTAAGATTAGAAGGTGAATGGATACCAATTGAAGCAGATATATCTCCACTACCCTTACGGAAGTCACCAATAATAGACGCACTTAAGTTATTAGTATTAATAGCAGTAATAGTGGCAAACAAATGTAAATGTCCATATAGTCCCCTATCACCAGATGGATACAGTCGTTGTTCAACTCCATCGATAACACCAGATCTTAGAACCTGCGAACCAGAATAACCTGCAGGAAACATTTTAGGATTTAATGTAGAAGGAGACCTTAATATTGGCATTTATGCACTCCCACTGACAGCTGTTAAAAATTCAGCTCCAGCAATATTTGCGTCTAAACCATAAGTACCATGTTTATAAAAAGTAACAAGATAGGTAGTAGGAACAGAGATAGGCAAAGGAACCTTAAAATAACCATTACCCGATGACGTGGCAAAAGATATCAAACTACCATCATCTATATCTGATACTATAATATTACAAGATTCAGTCATAACTCTACTATATTGATCATAACAATAACCACTTAAATAAAATGGTACATCGGTGTCTGGTACGCCAAAAGAAATTAAGTCATCATTAGAAGTTGAATACGTAGCTTCCTGCCAAGCAGTAGTACGATCAGAGTTTGAAATTCTAATGTCTCCTACTATTCCATAGAGATACTCAGAATAAGGAGGACCGCCAAGACTCACTGCGCTATTACCCAACAAATAGGTAGTTTTAATAAAAACATTATCAGCGTATACATAACCAGACTTAAATGACATGTAATACCAATGATCTTCTAAAACAGTACCTGTGGTTCCAGGTGAACACGTTTCCCACGTATAAGTAGCATTAGAACCAAAACATAGTTGCCCACTGCTACCTCTAAAAATACGCTGATGAGCCCTAGCAGAGACATCCGTTAATTTAACTATAACTTCAATTAATTCCTGAGGTCCTGCGCCTACAGCTGGTATGGTTAGATAGTCACCAGACCCATCAAGTTCTAATCCTTTACCAACAAGAGCATCTACTAAATCATTTGGATTAGTACAACCAGTAGGAGTAAGATTAGTCTCATACTGGGTTGAATCTTTTAAACACCCAGCACCACCCGAAGGGTCTTCACCTAAATGCCAAACACCTTTAAAATTACTATCCCAAACCAGCTGAGCTGCTGATTCAGTAGGTATACCTACATAGGTAGTATTATCTACCACGTCCGCACCGTAATAAAGGTACATAACTGAATCTTCTGTGGAGGATAGACTACTGGCTAATACCCACAACCAGGCTTTTTCTGCCGTATCGTCCCATCTTTCTATTTCAATATAAGTCTGTGTAGTGCCATCCGAAGCAGTAGCGGCTATTTTATATTTGTTACTTCCTATTGTATCGAATAAGTCAGAAATATCAGTAGCATCTTGACCAGAGGAAGCAGATAAATAAACCATTAAAGGAAAATCTGCAACGTCTGCTGAAAACTTAGTGTGGTCTATTGTTAATTCAATTCTCTTACTATACCCAGATAACCATGCCATTATAACACACTCCCTGAAACGGTAGTCATATATTCTGCACCAGCTAAATCTTCTAAATTTAAATAAACACCTTCATAATTATAAGCAACCACTACTTTAGTACCAACAGAAACGCCATTAACCTCTACAGAAAATAGACCGGTACCTGATTGTGTACTGCCATAACCAACCA